TTCTAATGCTTTTTCTTGTATATCTTTTTTCATATCTTTAAAGGTACATATTATTAGCCTCCACCCACCAAAGTTCGGACTTTTTTTTGAATAATGTAAACTTTTTTAAGTAAAAGTTATTAACGATGCTTATTATTACCCATAATCTTTTCTGCACCTCGACTACCAAAGTACCCTATAAAAACGATTGTGAGCAATTCTTTGACAGTATCTAAGCCCTCTAATTGATATGCCCATCCGATTACAAAGGCAATAGTTAAAAACGCTAAAGTTAAGGGTCTAACATTTTGTGCTAGCCAACTTGTAGAGTTAGCATCTGCTACCCAACGTCTAGTAATACCATCAAACTCGTGTATTTCTTGGTCTAGTTTCTTAAGAGCAATTTCTTTATCAGCATCGGACATTTCACTACCACTAATAAGAGTACGAACCACATTCCCAATGGGATGACCATTAGCAAGGCTACCAACAACGGATGGAATTTTGTCAAGCAAGAACTGACCAACCTTTGTATCTTTGAATAATTTTTTCTTATCACTCATTTAAAGTATTTCCTACTGTTCTAGTATGTGAAAATAACGGAATCCGTTTTATCAGGGTCGTTATCAACGTGGATAAATCCATTTTTTCCTGATATTCCAATACGATTGAATCCTGCTTTAAGCAACGAACTAACAATAATGTATCTTGTTCTGCTATCAGGTGCGGCAATATCAGCTGCATATCCAAACAAATGGGAACTTCCTTTTGATTTAAGGCTAGGTTGCACACCTCCAACGTAGGCATTGTGAGATGGTGTTCTAAATCCACTTGTAATTCTAAAGGGTATTCCTGCAATTCCTCTTGCATCATCGAGCATCTGTAAAAAGGTAGCGTCCATATTAGAACCACTCCCGATTTCATCAGGCGAATCAAATTCAGATAATTCAAAGTGTAACATAATTTATTTGTTTACGACTAATATACTACTTTTTATTTAGGTGTATTTTGTTTGTCATCATAATCCATAGCAGCTTTTAAAATAATTTTATCCATTATATTGTCTTGATTTACAATTATTTGTTTTTGCAAGTCAATAATCATACCTTCTAAATTATCCTTTGCTGATATTAATTGTTCTATTTGATGGTCTTTTTTTTCTAAAGCTATTTTCATTGCATTTATATCATCAGGTTTAGAACCTGTAATAGTAGAAACAACAAGGCCTAAAGATGCACTAATTGTACCTATTAACATCATTACAACCTCTTTATTAGTTTCTAATACAGGGTATTTCATTAGTATGAATATAATACTCATCACTAATAAAAATATAAACAAACTACCTGCGTAGTGTCTAATCTCTTTTGCTACTCCATTTGTGGGTAATTTCATTTAACTTGTTTATAGATATTAATAACAGTATAACCTATTGTTAAAACCAAGACAACGGTTTGCAATAAGGGGTTGATTTCTGTTAAGCTAAATGCTAACGCTCCTATGTTCAATCCGTATATCTTTAAGCTTTCCATTATCTAAAGTTGTGTCCTGCGAAAGTATGTACACCGTTTCCAGTAATTGATATTTCTTTGTTCGCCCATCCATAAGGAGAAGCTGTTAAGTCTTTCCATAGTACGTCTACTGAATACTTGTCGCTTTGTACTCCTGCTGTTAGTTCGTTACCTTCTTCATCGTATGTAGGCTGTGTGGTGTACAAATAGCCTAGTTTAACGATAGTATGACGGTGGCTTGGTACATTGTTACCACCCTCGTCTTGAACGTGCGGTAGAGCGTCTATTTTAGTCTGTGCCTGTGCTTCTGAATCGAATTCATATTTGCGAAATAATGTTGCCATAATTTATTTTGGTTATAACTATTAGTGTTTATATATATACTTTTGTTAATTTTCTTATCTTATTGTATTACTTATGTAAAGATTTACCCTTGTTTTTATCATAGGTGTAATTGTTACACTTGTGTTAATGTAATTAATTCTGCGTTAGATAATCTTGTGTTGTAAAGTTTAAATTCTTTGTTTATACCCGATATTTGTTGTCCACCAGCTGAATTTGCACCTATATAAACATCACTTAAAGATGGTATTGTAATAGAAGATGTTACAGCTATTTGAGTGCCATTAAGATAAATTACAGCATCATTACTTGCATAAGCTATCGCAAGTTTATTAGTACCACTTGGTACGGCAGTATTTTGACTTGTTAAACCGCTTCCTGAATTTAAAATTTGAGAAGTCAATGTTTGACCGCTTTCTATACGAGCATATATTTCACCGCTACCTGACGTTAATTGAAAAATAAATCTTCTCTCGCCTGTTGAATTTAAGTAATCAAACTCTACATATACAGTCCCTTCTGTTTGTCCTATAATACCACTTGGCGGAGTTTGTGATGAACTATCAGCCGCCCTTGTAACACTACTTCCATTGGTGGGTATGTAGGATGTGGGGTAGCTTGCTTGTTCTAATTGAACACCCCAAACTAATAAATCAGCACTCGTTGATGTTGATGGTAAATTAGTCCAAGTTATTAAATTTAATCCTGATATATTTTCGCTGCTAGAACTATCCTCTGTAAAGGTGTATTCGTACCTCACCCATTCCGTTGAAAATGTTACTTCATTCTCATATCCGTTGTTCCAAACTGTATAAAGAGTTGGCGTACCACTTAATGATTTAGCGTAAAATGAAAGGGTGTATTTAGCACCATTTGTAACGCTTACCCTCTGATAAAATTCTCTATAACTTGAACCCTGCACTAATTGAACCCTGTCAGCGTTTTGTGTTCCATCAGGAGAAATACCATAATTAGCTGTTACAGTAACACTCCCTGTACCGCTACCCCCACTTGTATAAGAACTACTATCCAATGCTTCACTATTTAGTATTAAATTAGTCCTACTCGGTTCTAACAACAGATGCCCATTAGCGTTATCTAAATAGTCTATCCTTGCTTCGTTGTTTGATGCTGTCTTTATAAGTCCATCACTATCTACATAAGTACCAATAGTATCTCTTGTAAAGTCGAAGGGTAAGGGTTTAAAGTTATCATTCTCGTCGTTGTAGGCAAGAACCGAATCTTTCTTAACCGCCCAATTACCATTACCGAATTTAAATGTGTTCGCCATATTATCTTATTGAATATTCTTGTTCTGTTGCCATATCGTTAAATGAATCCCAAGATGTTAATGCTTTTAACTCTGTATCTGTAAGTGCTGTTTTAAATGTTGCTACTTCTTTAGTTGAACCGTAAAATCCATTATTACCTGCACCATCTAAAAACTCTAATGTATCTAAACCTGAAGGCATAGTTACAGATGTGTCTGTTGAACCCACTTGAATGCCATTAACGAAAAGTTTAGTTCCATCTGATTTATACGAAACTGCTATCTTATTATAAGTTTCTGTGTCAATTCCTGATGTTTCTCTAAAAAAAACTTCTGAATCTCCTGCTCTTACTTGTCCGTAAATATTGTCGTTTGTGAGTATTACTATTGATACTCTATCAGAAGCATCACCATCACTTACCGAAATAAATCTATTTACACTATCGTTATTAGACTTAACCTCCGCATACAACACCCCTTCTGAATCGTTAAACTCTGCTGATGTTCCTGCGCTATTGCATACGTCTGCATTTCGGGTTGTAGAACTACCACTATCTGATTTTATATATGAAGTTTCATAAGTACCTTCTTCGTATTGTGCGCCAAAGACAAATAAATCTCCTGTTGCTGATGCAGTACCTCCATAACTACCTGTAGAACTATCTACAACATAAATATATAAGGATGAACCGAAAGCATTAGTGCTGTCGAATAAAGCAATACATCTATACCATCCGTTTGGGTATTTTATTATTTTAGCTGTTGTCTTACTGCCTGTGCTGCCAACAGAACCATCCTCTATATTAAATCTTGCATACCCTTGTAAATCTCCTGAATGTAGCAGCTGTATATTTGAAACATCATCGCTTTTTACAAAAAATGAATACGCTCTTGCAACAGAAGTAGTAGGCATTGATGCAAGTGCTAATCTCTTAACAGATGTACCACTTGCTAAAACTAATTTTGAAGCATTAACGCTACCATCAGGGCTTGTAGAATCATTATCAGTAACAGTAACGTCTGATGCAGTCCATTGACTAAAATCTTGACTGTAAGTTATAATATTAGTTCTCGCAGGCTCTAAAAGTAACACAGGACAATCTTGTACTACTCCATCTATTAAAGGATAGTCTAATCTTGGTACGTCTGCTGCTACCGTTTCAATCAGTCCATCTTTGTTTACTCTTGTTGCAGTAGTGCTTCTATCGAAAGTAAAGTCTCCGTTACCGTTTTCAGGCAAAACAGAATATAGTTTTTCAGCCTTATAAGCCGAAGGTATCATTACTAATGATGCTTTATCGTATTTGCTCATCTTAATGTTTTTTCCATATTATTTACCAAACAAATGTGTGCTTCCATTAAACCACTATCGTCTGATACTCTTTGTTCTAAATCGTTGGCATCCCCTACAACTTTAGTAAATATATATTCGCCTATATTACTTTGGTTGTATATTGTTCCCCAACTTATTTTGTTTATTCCTTGACCCCAAGCTATTGACATACTTTTTTAGTTTTTCTACGTTCTTTGTTTTTGGTTTATATCTTACAGCACCCATCCTTCAAAACTTGCATCTTTATCAGGATATACATCCTCGTTATTATTTGAATTATATTCAGGATAAGTAGAGTTGTTAAAACTTAAATGATTTATAAGTCTATCGGTATAATATTGTGCCGTATCTCTTTCCTTTTCCATTAAGAAATCAACTTCTTCTTTTGATACGTTTTCTGCGTTTTCGCTACCGTGTTTAAATACACCTTTGTTTGAAATAGAATAAGCAGCAAATGGTAAATACTCAACCATCGCCCAATGAATTAAACAAGGCTTTATCCAATCATTAACTAATGTTAAATAATTACCAGTTAAACTAGAACCAATTATTTTAGTTTGTATTGCTTGAAATAAATCAGTACCTAAATAGTTTTGGATATGTATATCTTGTGCTATTTTAATGTATTGAATGAACTTATCTGTGTCTACATTCCCATTCATCGCAGTAAACTTAACCACGTCCTTTCTCGATATTAATAGTGCTTCTGCCATTTCTTATTTATTTACGAATCCTTGATTAGGCATATCTTTTGGACGTTTTGCCACTTTTGGGTCGTTTGTTTCAGGTTTAAATCCTTCTTTCTTTGCCTTGTTTACAGATACCTCCGCTTTAGGGTTGTTAGCATCAGGTTTTACACCTTTTGCCATATAGGTTTTACGCATCCAAAAATGATGACATCCACCTCCGCCTTTGTAAAGCCATATATCGTAAGTATCAGCCCCTGCTAATCCCCAACCTGCATTTACCGCACGTGAACTCATTTGCTCAATATCTTCTTTTCGGTATATCTTTTTAGCAGATACCATTTTTTTACAAAACTCTCTACTATTCGCTCCAACTTGTAAAGGCGCATATTGGTATCTTACTTTGAAGTTAGTTCCATCAACTTCGCCATCTTGTTCGCTTTTTGCATTAGGTCTTGCAGAACCAGTACTCGCCAATCCAATCATTTTATCTAACGCCTCTTCTTGGTCGTAGTCAACTGGTCTTTCATCTACCAAATCCCAATCATCTAAGTTTTCTTCCTCTCCAAACTCATCAAGAAGTTCAAACATCTTATCATCATCAAACGTCTTAGACAATTTAACGCCTGTTTCTTCCTCTCTAGCCTCGTCTGTGATGGCATTGTCCGTTTCTATAAATTCAAGCGGTTGTGAGGTCTTAAAATACAGTTTTAAACTAATACCGTTAACCGATAGTATTTGGTCAATAGAATCAATTATTAAATCTTGGTATGGTTTAATGGTAACATTTTGAAAAAGCAAAGATGCTGTTTTAATTTCGTCAGCATTATTTCCTAGTCCATTGTTTCCTGTTCTAATACCTAAAAGCAAAGGAGAAGTAATACGGTGGGCAACCATTAACTTGTTAGAACATTCATTGCTTAAATATTCGTAGTGTGCAGGTGCATCGTTTAAAGGAATATCATCTACCGTTGTTTTGCTTTCAGCGTTGTTGTTAAAAGCAATGATTACCTTTTCTCCACGTGAACCAGTTAGCTTATGCATTACATCATTCTTGATTTGCATTTGCTTTTCTCTATCAGGCACACCGTTGTTAAAGTTGACTACCTTTGTTCCACTAAAGCCGTTTTGTACATCGTTTATAAGATAATCAGATACTTCGTTTTCTAGTTCAGCGTATGCTAGTCCACCTTGATAATCCACAGGGCAATAGTAGTCATATCCTGAAACATATTTCTTTATGATTTCGATTTCAGGTTCTTTACCATTACCAAATCCAAAGGATGCAATTCTTTTAGGTTTGTCAGTAGGCTTTAATTTTCCCCAATCGTGGAAATAATAGTATGCTTCAATTTCTCCTTCTTCATTGCATTTTTCAGCACGTAGTGTTTGACGTGGGAAGTGTTCCGCTCTTACTACTTTACCATCTTTGTATAATACTTGAAATGATGCTTCGCCTAGTAGTTTTAAATCTAATGCAACTTTCTTTAAACATTTATCGTGGAATATAGAACGCATTGCAGCGTACTCATCAGTCTTTGTGCTACTATCTAAGGCATCTAATCCTTTTCCGTAAATCATACCACTCACACCGTTTATAATAGCGTTGTTTGTAGTTGAGTTTGTGTAAAGGTCTATAAGGTATTGATAATAGTTATTATCTTGCCCGTAATTTACCCAATCTTTCTTCTTGTCCTCTGAAATTTGTGGACGATTGTAAGTAGATAGGTTTATTACGTGAACCCCGCCTTTTGTGTTATTATTTCTTGCCATTATAGGAATATAAATTCATTGTCCTCACTTTGTACCGTATATTCTTCATTGTTTACACTATATGATGAAATAACTTGGTTTGTACAGAATATTTTATCTCTAAATATTAATTCACTTCCTGCTTTTATTTCAAGGGTGTACATTGTGTCCTCTACTAAGGTAAAAGTGTTTGTGTATTGATAATAATATTCAACCTCTGCAAAAGTTGTAGCGGTATTGCTAAACACTTCTGTATTGGTTGATTCGTTTTTTATTTTGATAGTGTACGTTGTTCCACTCACGTATGAACGTGGAATAAAACTAAATGTTTGGTCGCTATCTGATGTTTGAAGTACAATCATATATATACAATAAATCTTTATGATTTTTGTTAAATATAAAGCAAAAAAAAGAGGGCAATAAAGCCCCCTCTTTAACACAAACAGATTTGTTTAAGCGTTTGTTCCTTCTGTAACCGTTACAGTAGCACTTGTCATACCTGCGTATGGGTCTGCTGCCGTTGGACTAGCTACAAAGTTAGCTGGTTTCAATTCTTGGGCATTAAATGTCAAAGTATATCCTGACAAATCTCCCATTGCTGCTCCAGTAGCTATGCTTCCTCCTGTTACCTCTGCACCGTGTTCTAAGCCCATAACAAATACATTACCGTTGTAGTCCTCTACTGCGATATGTGGTCTATTATACGCCAACAATTTTATTTCTTTGTTATCCTCTTTAGATAATTTTTTGAAAGTAATGTTTAGCGTTTGGTCAAAGAAAGTAGTTCCGTTTTCACGGCTAGAAGTTACAGCTTGTTCAAAGCTGCTATTTCCCTTTAGTTCATATTTGTATGCAGTAAAAGTTCCTGACATATCAGTAATCTCATCGTCCGTTTGAGTTACAGTTCCGAAATCTCCGAAATCTGTAAAATAAACAGCACGTAGACCACCTACAACGTCTTTGCACGGTTCTTTTCTACCTCTAGTTAAATCACAAGCCATATTGTTTTGTATTAAAAAAGGGTAGGCAGATATAAAACCACCTACCCTCTTTGATTATTAATTATTGAGTCTTAGTTGGCAGAGTTTGTAATCCCGTAGGTAACAATATCTTCTGCAATTCCGTACTGTACTCCTGCGGTAAATCGCATTACTACACGTACGTTGTCAGAACCATCAAGGTCAGACATATCTAAAACCTTCACTTCTTGAGAATCTGAAAGTAAGCCCGTGCCAAAGAAGATGTTGCTTTTTTCAGCAGCAATCGCTTTGTTATCTCCTAGACCGTTAGCAACAAACAATTTCACACCATCAAAAGAAAGTGAACCATTGTTCCACCATTGTGTACCCATATTGTTAGTACCGTTAGCACCTAAGCCTGCTGCACCAAATCCACCTAAAGCACGAACGTATGCACGAGCAATGTTTTGAGAAACGTAAACGTATAAATCTTCGCTTCCGTAAAGAGCAGAAGGAATAGCATCAACGATTTTCCCCATTTCCTCGATAACGTTAGCAGCCGTTACAGTTGTTCCTGCAACTTCTTGTGCAGCTGGTAAAAGAGCATCAGCAGCTATCAAAGTTTCGATTCCATCAAATTGTCCGCTTGTAGCAGTTGAACCACTCCAAATAGAGTTTTCTGTTCTTTGAGCAACTTTAGCTGCAACGTGTGCAATTAAGAAGTCAGAGAAAGAACTTGGTAAGTCGTGGTGTGCAGAATATCCCATTGAGATAGCTTCCCAATTAGATACAAAGTCTTTCTTACATAATTGTAAGTTTACTTGTTGGAATTCTGGTTGTAGAACTCTTTCAGTAAGTGTAATTGTAGAAGTTGCATCGAAATCACAAGAAGCATCCTTAATTAAATCGTCAGTAGATATTTTTTTGATTACTTCTTTGAACTTTACGTTTGGTTTTACAGTAATACCACCGTTTTCGATAGTAGAACCGCTTAATAATGCAGCCGAGATGTATTGTCCTGCAAACTCTCCTGCATAAGTAGTTGTAATGCTAGTAGTTGTAGCCATTTTTGTTTATTTATTAAATTTATTGAATTTTGCGAGAACTCTATCAAATGTAGTTGTTCCCTGTTTTTGTGAGTAAAGGTTTAACGCTTTATCTGCACTTGCTTCGGGGTTATGGTTTACTCTTTCAACCTCTGAAAGTTCTTCCTTAACTTCCTCAACAATATCTTCCACCGCTTCTTCAGCTAGTTTATCAGCACTCATTTCTTCTTTTGGTTCAAGCATCGCTTTGATTTCCTCAACCATTTCTTTGATTTCTGATAATTCCGCTTTAGTTGCGTATTCCATTTCTTCTTCGGCAGCTTCTACTTGTTCAGCCTCTACCTCTTCTTCTGCAGGTGCTTCTTCTGCTGCTCCAATTGATGCAATGATTCCCTCTTCTTCAACAATCAATACTTGACCATCTTCCAAAGTGTAATCTCCAACTGGTAATGCTACACGCTCATCATCTGTTACAATGAATACTTCTTTACCCTCTGCGAACTCATCCGCTTCGATAATAGTACCATTCTCCAAATTAGCCTGTGCTAACTTAACTTCTTCCTCTTGAATAGAAAGTAGTTCTTTTGCTTTGTTTAAAATTTCTGTCGCTTTCATATATTGTACAATTATATTTTTAGTGCGTTGTTATATATTTACAATTAAATATTTAAGGTTTTGTTGTATTTTTATGCTTTTTGTTGAATAATGAACCATTCAGTTCCATTTCCCCATACTTTAATCCCCTCATAAGCTCTATTTAGGTCAAATGCACTATTATTGCCATCTAGCGTTTGAGAACCGTAAGGCGTTACATTTGCGTGCGTTGAATTAGAGAATGTAGAGTCTGTAATTAAACGTTTGGCTCTGTTGAGGTTTTTAGCTAAGGTTACATCGGGAAGTGTGATAGTTGCTGTGCCATTTCCACCACTCCAAGTAATCACAATAAGTTCTGCCTCATCGTAAGAAGCATCTCCTAAGTCATAAGTGTTTCCTGCGCTCACAGTTATTGTAGTGGGTTCTAAATGGTTCACGATATAATGTTGCACATCCTCTAATGAAGTTTTTTTAGTAGTACCTGTTTGTACTATTGGTAAATCTTCACTTCCTGTAATATTTGCAGCCGTTACTGCCGTTAATTGACTTATTTTTTTGTCAGCCATTATTGATATAATTTACTGTTATCTTCTTGTATGAATTTTTCGCCTTCTTCTGTATATAAAAAAAACAAACTTCTTGTTATATTGCCTATCCCTTGTGCTTGGAAACTTCCATCACAACATTTTCTGCTGTATGTTCCGTCAGGACATAAACAAGCCCTCCTGTTACTTTTAGGACTTGGAGCATATTTGTTATAATTATTCATCTAATTGTTTTAGTTTAGATTCTGCCCAAGACTTAGCACTTTTACCACCCCATAAAAGATAGGATATATAACCACAGCTTTCTGTATCGCCTTTGTCATAATAGACTTCCGCTCTACTTAGGTAGCTGAACATCCTTTTTATTGTTTCTACACTTACAGGTTTCCCTTGTGCAAGTTGAGTTGCTCTTACTTTTCCTACCTGCGTTGCACACTTGTTGTTGACTTTGTCGTTTAATTCTATTCCTCTTTTAGCGTTATTACTTACTGATTTTGGATAGTCTGAATATGATTCTAATTCTTGACCTGAAAGTATTTGTTTTAATTCATTTACTAAATGCTCTTCTTCTTCTTCGTTCCAAGCTGATAGGTTATTCGGTTCGTTTGGTCTTTCAACCTTGTCGGCAAAGTATCCCTCAATTGAGAATCCCTTTACTTTTCCAGTTTTTACGTAGTTATTCCAAACATCATCGTTTAATACTTTCATTGATAACATCCAAGTTCCTAATGGCATATCCATTCCGTATATCTTAGACTTATCTTTTTCTTTGTCCTCTACAATCCAAGATTCAACCGCTACCAATCCTTGTAATGGCATTTGGTGTTCTAGTGTAGATTTGTTATGGTTTCCTTTAATAAAGAACAATTCAGAGGCTTTTCTGACCGTATCTCTTGAAAAATATATATAGTATTCGTTTTCTTCGTTGGCTCGGTAAATTGGCTTATTTGGAATCAGAGCAGCACCCATCAGGATACGCTTCTCTTTGTTCACTTCGGCAAACTTGAACTCTTGGCTCTTTAATGCTACAAAGTCTTCTTCAATTGCAGGGTTCTCTACGATAGATACCGCCTCAATTCCTGATACTTCGTCATTTTCATCAATGAATAATTCTACTATGTCCATATTATTACAATACTATTTTGGTTTATTTGTTAACCTAACGATGCTCCTTTAACTATTTTTCTATCTAACGCTTGTTGTGTACTTACATCGTCAGATACTACATAGGCTTTTACTGGTTGTTGTTCTTTTTCTCCTATTGTTTGAGAAAGTTGACTTGTTTCACTTGCACCCACAATATTAAAAGCAGGTGCTTGTGGTGCTGATACTCTTGGCGTAGGTGCTGAAATAGTTGCAGAGCCTTTTGATTGTGGTGTTTTTACTGCTGTTATATTTTTTACTTGTGCTATACCACCTACTACCGCTGCCGCTGCTGCAACCGCACCTAAAGCTGGTCCGACTATTGGAATACCTGCCAATGAAGCGAATGCAGATTGTGCACCTTGAAAAGTACTTATTGTTGTTTGTGCTATTGCTGCTGCTTTTCCTACTGCACTTTGTTCTCCTGCTATTGCTGCTAAATTCCCAAAAGTATCTTGAGCTAAACCTAATTTTTGGTCAGTCGTTAGCTTTTCTATTTCAAGAGATGAATTTGCTACTTGTTCTTGTGTTTTTAACAAACCTTTTAAACTTGAAGCTACATCTTCATCACTTCCTATTTGTAATTGTTTTCGTTTAGTAACAGCTCCATCTAAAATAGAAGTAATGGCGTCTTGTTGTTCAGCAAATATTCCTATTTCACTTTGTCTTTCTTGTAAAGCTAATTTTTCAGCTGCACGTTCTTCATTTAAAGCACCTATTATCTGACTTGTAACTTCTTTTTGTTTTGTTAACTTAGCCGTTTGTAAATCTATTATATCAGCTTCTAGTTGTTTTTGTTCGTTTAAGTCTTCGGTTGAACTTTCGGAAAGTGAATTTGATTGTTCTTTTATTTCTAGCCTTAACTGTGCTGCTTTTATTTCTGCGTTTGTTATTTCTTCTTCAATTCTTCCTGCTTCTTTTAAAAATGCAACTCTTTGTGATGCTGTATAATTTTCTCTGTCGGCTGCTTTTTCTAATAAATCCGCTCTATCCCTATTTGCTTCTGCTCTTTGTAATATTAGGCTTCTTTCTATTTTTACAAGTTCGGCTTGTTTGTCTGATAATTCGCCTTGTAATGCAATTTCTCTTTTAGTTTCTTCTCCGAAGTTTTTAATTTGGTTTGTTGCTTTTTCAAAGGATTCATTCATTAAATCCATATCGCCCGACAGTAAAGCAAATAAAGCAGTGCCAAGATTATAAAATATATCAGTAACATTTCCTGCAACAACCCCTAGTTGCTTCATTAGTTTGTTTACACGATTAAAGCCTTCTTCGCTGTTTTGTAGATTTGCAACTAAAGTACCAATAGCAACAACAAAAGCACCAATACCAGTAGCAATCAATGCTACCCTCATTGCTTTTAAACTTGTAACGGAGTTCTTAATTCCACCAACTAAACTCTTAAATTTAGTTACAGCACCCCCAGTTACGCCATCTAATTTATTGCCTAAATCCTCTGATGCTTTTGTACTTTCTTTTGTAGCTTCAATTTGTTTGTCTTGCTCATCGATTACTTTTTCAAATCCCTTTTTTACAGCATCAAGGTCTCTTATTGCAGCTCCTTGTTCAATATCTAATTCAATGACTATCTTTTTTCCCATAACTCATATTTTAATTGTTTGTAACCTTCTTTTATTGTTAAAGGAATAGAATACTTTCCTAGTGCTATTCTAGTATTCTCTTTAATATCTTTTTCTCTTTTTGCTATCTCTAGCATTTCTAATATATTGCTAATCATATAATGCTTCTTTTACTTTTTTGTAATAATAATTGCTACAATATTTTTCATCTATTTGCAAGTCTTTACTTGGAAACTTTTTAGTGTATTTAAACTTTTTAAACAATCCCTTTTGATTTGATACTCCTGCGTTATGTAGTATTTTGGTTTGTTTAAGTGTGTGTATCTTATCCGTTGACCAACTAAATGCTAACTCGTCATCCACTTTTGTTTCATATCCTGCTTTCCATATTTCCCACAAAGTCGCCCACATTTCAGCAGTCCATTGTTGTATTGAATATCCTTGCTTAACTGGATTTTGTTTATTGTAATTATCTAGCTCCCTATAAAGTCTTAGGCTACCTCTGTAAGCGTTTTTCCATACCGAACTAGGTAATGTATTAAAAACAAATTGACAGCCACCAGACGCCGCTTGATTGCTTTTTACAAGTTCTTTATCTATCTCTAATGTATTACACATTAAATCTAATACCTCTTCTCCTTTGCTTATTATGTAATCGTGTCCTATATAGGATATTGTATTTGAACAATAGACGTAGTTTTGGTCAAAGTTGTTTAATGGTTTTGTTAAAACTATATCACAATCACTATAAAAATACTGTTCTCTTTGTGGGTTATCTTTAAAATACTGCCACATTAGATAAGGCTTTATAGCAGGAGCGTATGAAAATATTTCTACACTATATCTATAATAGTTTACTTTTGGATATTTCAAACGTACCTTTACAAAAGAATTTCTATTATCTTTTCCTAATAGCACAACAATATCTTTCTGCTTTACACCATTTTGTAAAAAAGAATGTATCATTGTATCTACTTGCCAAGCGTAATACTTTGTTTCGGGTTGTGCGCATATATACATCATAAGGTACATAATTGAGGGCTACCCGTCCAACTTGTTCCGTTCCATTGGTGTACTTCTACTTCATTAGAATAGAATCCTGCTGGTGCTTTTATGTTCAAACAAGATTCTGAATATATAGGGGTTGTGCCTAATGTTACTACTGAATCAGAACCATAAACAATTGTTGAAGTTCCGCTACACGCAGACTGTGCATCACTTGGATGATATTTCAATGAATAAGCATTACTACTCGGAGCACAAGTTGTCGTTGTTGTGGTGGTCGTTGTTGTACAAGAAGTTACACTTTGAACAATACCACTTACAACATATATATAAGTATTATCATCTAGTAAATAATACCCGTTAGATAATGCATTTAATAATTGTTGGTCGCTTGTAACTAAGTCTCCTACTTCGGGGTTTGCAGATTGTCCGTTATGGTAGTACTGTTCACTTGTGAACTGGTCGCAAACATTTACTTCTGTACTAGTATTAGAACTTATAAATTGAGTTGAGCTTGCTGCTGCTTGTGTTGCAAATCCTATAACAACACCCAAACCAGTTCCCTCTGTATTAGTGGCAAATGCTCTGAATCTATAATTTGTTCCTTCGGATAAATTAAATATATTTTTACTATAATCTCCTGTGCCTGTTCCCGATACAGTTACTTTATTATCATTTTGAGTAGGTGTACCAGTAGAACCTTGTAAATAGTAGAATCCTTTTTCTGTATAAGCAGGGTTTCCTACATTTTCTATTTTACCCCTTAATGTAGCCGATGTTTGTCCTACATTAACGACATCAACAGTTGAAACAAATGGTAGAGTATTAGCCGTTACACTTACATCTAACGTATCGGAAGCCGATTGACCTTGTCTTGTTACCGTCAAAGAAACAGACTTATTACCACCGCTTGTCCATTGTATTTCTACAGTTTCGTCTGTTGAAATTCCTGTAATAGTACCACCCACAGTTGACCATTGATAAGTTGGTGTTCCCGTTGCTGTTCCAGTAACCGTTGAGGTATATGTTTTATAATCATCTTCATTAGCTGTAGTATCTCCCGATATCTCAACAGATAAGGTAGGCGGAGTTGTTGTGGTTACGCTTACACTTAATGAGTCAGAAGCGGTTTGTCCTTCTCTTGTTACTGTTAAAGAAACGGATTTAGTACCTTGAGTATTCCATTGTATATCTACATTTTCGCCTGTCGAACTACCTACGATTGTGCCACCTATTGTAGACCATTGATAAGAAATAGTTCCTGTTGCTGTTCCAGTTACGGATGAAGTATATGTTTTTGTGTCTCCTTCATTGGCTGTCTCATCTCCTGATATATCTACATACAATGATGGTGCTGCTGTCCAATTTACATCGTGTGAATCTGTGTAAGTTCCATCAACAGATACATTATAAGTTTTAGTTCCTGTTGTACTTTCTGTAAATGTTATTGACTTAGTTGTTTTTCCTGCTGCGCCATTACCCGTCCAAGCCCAAGTCGTTCCTGTGAAATTGTAGTCCTCTCCTATAAGTGTAATATTATTGTTTACTTGTTGCGTAATTGGTCCTGTAATTTCTACATATGGACTGACAGTTGTAGTAGTCGTTGTTGTAGTAGTTGTTGTTGTAGTTGTTTCGTTTTGTTCTGTTATAAACACAGGTACATTTAATAATTCTAATTCACTTTTACCACTTTCTAAATTAGTAACTATCTGATTGATTTTGTACTCTTGACCATTTATAGAAAACTTGTCTGCTAGTGTATAATTCAATAGTATAGGTAAAGGTAAAAAAGCACTTATCTTTGTAATACGTTTTTGTGGGTCAAAGATTTCTGATATGTATTTTCTATAATATCTTGTATAAAGAGTATTGTCGAATATTTCACGTGCATACTCGTTCATCTCTGCTTTAAAGTTAATACATTCCGAATTAGTTGTGTCAATGCTATTTGATGGAACGTAGTACTTTGTCTTTTGTATTTCAGATGACTTGATGCCACTTATACCAGTTGAATCTGTTATTGATAAAGCATAAAATAATAAAGGTAAACCTGTAAAAGGCTTTGCAGTTAATTCTTTAGGGTCAGTGTTTTTATCTACATACCAGCCAAATTGTATAGGGGTATCATTTCCATTGTTTACATCTACTAACCTTTCGTACTTCATATGTTCAAAAGGTAACTCAATAACATAATCGCCACCGTAAAAGAAACCATCTTCCGCACCTTTGTAATCTTCGGTAGCCCATTGTTGATTAGTTAAGTCTAAATGATTGTCTGCTAAAAATGTATTTAACCCTTTATACCTAAATATTATTTCTCGATATGGCAATGCTGGTATCACTTCGCTATCTCCTACATTTACATATTTTGTGATGTCATATGTTTTCTCTGAATCCGAATAGAACTCATCTAAAGGCTTAACAACAATAACACCGTTTGTTTTAAATGCTGTAAGATTAAACATCTTAAATAAACCAATAAGAAAATCAATGACTTTTATTTTTGGTGTTTGTGCTTTTATTTCAATTAAAAAATCATTAGCCAACTCAAATTCTAAAATAGCAAAACTTCTTGGAGTTTGTGTACCATCAGGGTTTTGTCTTACAAATGAAAGAGAACCCGAAGTAAATATAAAAGAGTTTGTTGCTTCTATAAAAATGGTAAAAGTATTTCCATTAAGGTCTCTCTCTGTTGTTTCAGATGTTCCCGAACCCGTTAAGTACCCAACAAAATAAGAACCACTACCTGTGTTTTTATCTTTCCTGAAAATTTCTTTTCCGTCTTTCTTTACTACTATATTATATTCTTGGCTTGAACTTGTTGTTAAGTTTATTGTCGTTGCATAAGTAATTGGTCCAGATATAATCCCTTCACTTGAACCATCAGAATCTAGTATTGCAAATTCTTTACTTGTAACACTTATGTGTGTACTCCATTCGCCTCCTTCTAACCTATTTAGTTGGTCAATTATTAAACCATCCTCTAAGCCATATATACTTCCCTTGTTTCTATTTAGCCATAGTCTTAAATCATAGTAGTCTGTGTTGGTGGTGTCGAAGAAGTCATTGGAAAATTCAATACCATATCGCTGCTCTATTGCTTTTATTATAAGGTGTATTCTAATAGCAGGCTTTAGTTGTGTATATTCAACACCTCTTACTTGTCCTGAAACCCAATATAAATTATTAGTTCCTGTGGTTGTGTCTCCACTATCATAATACAACCTATCTGAATGCGTAATTAAAGGAACTACAACAGCATCATTATAATTAATACCATCTACTGTAACATCTGTTCCTTCACTTATTAGTCCAGTCGTTGCACTTACTCCTAAAATCTTGTTTGCGTTATATGCTGAAATATTAAAGTTGTCTAACCAATCTAGGGAGTCTAACTCATCATCCCCAAATAAGTCAATTAGTTCAATTGTCTCTCCAAAGAATGTTACTTTATATGTGTGTGCTTTATTGTCTTTTAGTGAAACTCCTTCAAGTTTTATATATCCCTTTCTAAAAGGTAAATGATTTAATTCTATTTCTGCTGTTACTCGTTTACGAGCATCAAAACCATTTATAATATTATAATTATAATAGTGCTTAAATATTTTATTATTTGTCTTTGAAGCTGGTACGCTAAAGGTTTTTGAGAAGTCAGTAAATATCTTTGACACATCTCTAACATTCTGAATACTTTGCGTCAATGAAATACTTTCATCTTTAAAAGTGTCTAACCTTTGCCCATCAATGTACAGCTGAATGCTTTGCATTTATCTAATGTTATTTATTTTGTCAAATGCCATATCGAAGCTAATAGTATAATCTACCAATCTATCGTTAAGACTTGTCTTGAATGTAACTTGTTTTGTAGTTGGTATGATAGGTGTAATTGTAGTATCGCCATCTCTGTACATCCATACTTGTTCTGATAGCATTAGTTCTTCTATCACTTTATTGTATTCGTCATTCAAGTAGCCTGTATTCATTGTGATACTGTCTTGACCTTGTACTAGAAATTGTGTGCGGTTGTGTCTAAAGGTGTCGTAACTATCAACGTTTAGGTTAGCTGCTTTATATTGCTCTCCTTTTACTGATAAGGATTCTATGCTTTTTTTGAAGAACACAATGTCTTGTAATGCACCAAATCTATTTACAAATGTTACTACAATTGGCTCGTATTTACATTCGTCTACTGTTTTAATTTTAACTATCTCTGTGCCACTATCTGAACCAACCCAAACCTCATCTATCAAACCAATATCTAAAGTGTCTAAAAGGTCTTGAATACAAAGTTCTGCTTCTAATGTACCTCCATCCAATAGCACACGTTGTTTAAAATCTGTTGAAGATGAAGAACCACTAACAGATAAGTATTTTATTTGTTGATTTGTATTAGTCGAGGTAGATATAGTTTCAGACCTTTTTAACTCTCCATTGTAATAAAACGCAATAGAAGTAGCTGTGTTTGTATCAACTGGAATCTTTACATCTTGGTCATTTAGTCTAAATATAGTTTTGTTTGATTGGATAAGACCTTGTTGTAAGGCAGGGTTTGCTCCTTCTTCAAAATAACCATACCCATCAAAAGCAATATATTGTGAAATGCTTGTATCAATTAATGTTCCATCTATTTCCCTAGTTGTTATATCCGCTTCAACCCAAACTGTATAACTTGTATAAGTACCGTTAAACTCAATGTCAAGGTAGTCTCTTACAAGTTCAGATATTTCAAAAACTATATCGTTACTGTTTCCAATTGTTTTTTTGGTTATTGTGTAAGTTACATCGTCTGGCTTTATACTTTGTTCTCCTGTATAAATATATAGTTCCATTGTTGCTTCCGCAAGTTGGTTATCCGATACTTTTATATAGTAAGGGCTTCTTACATTAATTTTTGTACTCATTTGTTAAGTGTAAATTGTAAAAATTCTTC